GAGTTGTACTCCTTTTGGGGTAACTTTGAACTTGTAAAGAGGAACCATAGGACCTTTTGAAACAACAATAGCGTTCAGATCGCTCTCGGATGCCTTGTATAGCTTAATCGTATCAACGATGTCCTTGTGTCGAGCAAAATATGATTCCCGCGCTTTTCTGCTTGCTGTGGTCCTGGCTGATTCAGCAGCACGATTGATCGCCCTGGACATTACCTTGGGAGCAGCATTAGGGATATGAGCCAGCAAGCTCTCTGCTTTTTCTATTTGCTCAATAGAAAGTTCAATCATACCGAACCCCCACGAATGGTAATAATAAGAATCCCAGATTCTTCGGAACAATGCTTGACCACATAACTTTCACCATCAAGTCTGAACGCATGGTCAATTATAGGAACGCCGCCAAAGTCAACCTTTTTTACATAGAGGATTTTCTCTTTCACGTAGACATCACGGCCTAGATCGTCGTAGTCATAATCATCCCTATTCGGCTGCTTATGAACGTCATCTACAATGACACCCATATCTTTTCCATCAATGTTTCTGACATCACCAAATTCATCTACATTGATGAAAACACTGAGATCCTTTTGGATAATACCCTTGAAACTCATATCGTCATGCCAGTATTCGGTCCTTGTTCTTCTGCCCCCGTACCGTTACCATCGTTTTCTTGATGTAAGTACCACTCTGTATACTGCTGTATGCGTTGTTCCTTGTTAGTACCGGGATCAATCCCAATGCTTTCGAGCACATCGTTTTGTTCCACAGCTTTGAGTTCCGTAAATTGCTCAATGGAAAGGGGTGTTGTTACAGTTGGTGGTATCGCAACCGTTTCGGAAAGAGCAACCGTGCCGCTGGCATATTCACAATATCCATCGTCCACCAATTGCTTTTCGTGCTGCTCGTCAAGGCCGATAATTGCCTCTCCTGGAGAGTAAATGCGATCTCCAGTGTTAATGTTGAATTTCTTTACGATAATGGCCATGTTCTATCACCTCACTACAGCACTTTCGCCACGAACCAGCTGTCGACATCTTCCGGTTTTGGAACTGGTCGGCTGCTGAGCCGCAACAAGCGTTGATCATTGTCATCATCTGCCCAGGACTTTGGAATTCGTGTTCCTTCATACGTTACAAATTGCCCACCATCTAGTTGAGTGACAGCGCCATACAAAAGTTCACCAAGGTTCGGCCGAGCCAGAAGGACGTGATCGGTCGGCACCATTGGATATTCCGTACCGTCATCATCCAAATACCAGTCGTTGTAGCTATACAGGTCGAGGCCCAATTCGTTCACACGGCCAAGATAAGTCAAGGCATCATCTTTCACGACGGCATTAAGCACGACCAGATTGGAGTTGAATTGCTTCATCTTGTCCTGAACGTCTGCATCTTTCAAGAATTGATCAGCAGCATTTTGTCCAAAGACAACCATTGTCGGCGCGCGGCCAGATTTTTGAATAACCTGCAAGCGCCAACGTTTGAGATCCGCCAGCTTTGTAGACGTTCCAGCGCTCCATAGGGCAGCGCCCGAAAGGACTTCTTTGTTCGTAAAGCCGTAATCCAGGGATTGATCAACGTACTGGCTATTATTCCGATCGATGTACCCTTTCATCGTGATTTTTCCGTTGAAGAGCACTTCACGGATCATCCATTCTTCCCGTCGAACAATCATTTCGTCCAGTTCGGCCATATCACGACCTAGCAGCTCAGCCTGCCGATCAGCCGGCTTGCGCTGACTGAATACGTTCTCGCCCATCCCCCTAATCACCAGGTCATCAACGGTGATTTGGCGTTGTGGAGCAATTTTCGGCGCGGTATATTTGTCAGTACGGTATCCCTGACGATCCATCGTGATGCCGCCGACACGCGGCGCAACGAATGGGGCCATTTTGCGCTTGCCTTTTTTGAAATCAAGGAGGACATCTTCCGTTACAAAGGTTTGGAAGCCTGGGAAGAATGTTTTTCGGAAAAACGTGTTCAACGGCATCATCAGTTGAATAGCTTGCAGCAGAGTTTGCGTGCGGTAAATGTTCAGATTCACGTAAAAACCTCCGTTTCTTAGTAAGGGATATTGTCTTTCAGGTAGATGCCCAGCTCACGGAGTCTGGTTTCATGGGTAGCAGCCGTGTCGGCTCCACCAAATACCAGGGCAGAACGGTTGAATGTTCCAGAGCTGTACGCTGTGGTCACCACGTTTCCGTCCGTCGTATCAACATCATCCGTCAAGATGCAATTTGCCGTTTGACTGCCATCCGTCTGGGTGCTGTCCACTTTCACGGCCAACCCAGATGCAGTGATGATTCCGAGGACGGTCCCGCGCTGCAGGATTCCCTGGCCAGACTTCAACGTGACAGATTTGACTTGGATGTCTACACTCGGCATACTGAAGAGATTGTCATAAGATACCGAATCCGCTTGTTTGGTGTACAGGTTAGGCATTATTGTCCAGCCTCCTTACGTTTATGGTTTGCGGCAGCAGCGATCGTACTCAGCAGATCGTTTTCTACCTCTTTTCCACCACTCTCTGGTGGCTTCGTGCCAACACCCTCGCCGCCTGCGTTTTTCAGCTCTTCTTCGCGACTCTCGTTGTATACGCGCCCTTTAGATGCATCAGCTTTCAGTGCTTCAAACGCCAAATTCTGTGCGCTCATCGGGGTCTCGTATTTGGCCTTGATTACCAGTGCGCTGTCAATTGTTGCTGAAATATCATCGATTGCTTTTATGCGATCGCGCTCTGCCGATTGCGCTTGCTTTTCCAGTTCATTGCAGAGATCCGGGAAGTTTTTCTTCAAGTCGTCCAAATTTTTGATTTCCAACGACGGTTCCTCCTTTGGTTTTGGGGTGTTTTCGATTTTCGGTGTTGCTGCCGGCACAGGGGGCATAATGTTTGATGGTTGCCGCTTACCTGTCATCGGTCTGGATTGGAAGAAGCTCAAGTCATGCGCGATGGAATTAACAACAAGAAAACGACCGTCATTGGTTGCGGTCGCTTCTACATCCTCATCGAATAACAATTCATCTACAAATCCTTCTTCCAGGGCTTCCTCGCCTGTCATCCACGTTTCATTCGTCATCATATCTGACAGCTCTTCCCTATCCCGACCGGTCTTGTTGACGTAAGCATTCAGGATGCTTTCCTTGACGGTATCCAGAACGCTCGACATCTTCTCCATGTCCTTCGTGTTGTAGTAGCCATAGAGCACGAACATCGGATCGTGAATCATGAGTAAAGCGTTGGATGCAGCTTTGATCGTATCACCCGCCATTGCAATGATGGTGGCTGCGCTGGCGGCAACGCCATCGATGATAACCGTGACATTGGCTTCATGGTTTTTCAGCTGCGTATAAATCGCGTTGGCTGCAAATACATCCCCACCGCTGGAATTCAGGCGGACGGTCAGATTCTTGATGTTACCGAGCGCCTTCAAATCATCAGCAAACTGCTTCGGATAAATCCCTTCGTCTCCGTCACTCCACCAAGGCTTTGTCGAAGCAATAGGGCCGTAAAGGATCAGCTCCCCTTCCTCTTCACTGATGTTTCTGATTTGCCAAAATTGATCAACTGTTTGCTTTAGTTTCGCCCTCGTCTTCACTTTCAGTATTCACCCCCTTTCCCGTCTCCGATTGCTTGATGGTTAAACCTGCTTCCTTCATGAGCTTAACCTCCCGTGACAACTGCTTAATGTTTCGGTCGAAATCACCACCAGTTATCTCGATGGTCTCTCTCTCCCGTGTAGATGCGCCGAGTTCTACGCGCTTTTCCGCTGCCAGGATCTCTTTCAGAGGATCGATCTGACCAGGAGTCGGTCCGTTCCATTCTGCATTGGACCAAGCGCGGCGAAAGATCGGGTCGTTAAAGAATCCCGGTGCCTTTACTCGCCCGATGGCTACTGCCTCAGACAGCCATTCCTCATAAATTGGTTGGCAAAACTCTTTCGCCATCCATGCCCGCCGCGTGCGAAATACCTTCCATGCCTCCAGCAATGCTGCCCTTGCCGCACTATAGCTCGATTGGAAGGATTTCTGGAGCAGTTCCTGTGGAATCTCTAGGGCCGCTCCAATGTATCGACTAAGCGCGCTCACAAAAGCATCGAATTGGCTGTTTGGACGTCCAGGATTGGCGATTTGTATTTCCTCCCCAGGCTCTAACACATTAATAGCTCCCGTCCCCATCTCATAAACGGTCGGGTCAGACGAAGCAACCTTCTGCTCATCAGGAAGCATGCTGCCGAAAGGATTTTCATTGGAAGGTCCCTGTGTTTTGACAAAAATGGTGAACATCCCGGCAATCACAGAAGCCATCAACTCCGCTTCTGTGTACCTGGTAATTTGTTTCAGCGATTCGATCACTGGTGCCAAATACGGTACACCTCGTCTCTGCTCAGCACGTTCGGCCTCAAGCAGGTGGAGAATGTTAGGGCGGCCAGTTTTGTTTCCGAATGCTTCGACCCTTACCCACTCTCTCGGCTTTGTTGCATCTAAGCCGGTCGAGATCGGGTATACGTTCGCCACATGATAGGCGACTGTGGCTCCAGAGTGATCAATTTCAACCCCTGAAACAATCGCGTTTCCGTTTTCAGCGTTTTTTCCTTCCACCCCAGCGCCGATTACAACGTTAGACCATGGCGTAGACACACGGTCAGCTTCGATTAGGTGCAACCGAAGGGTATAGGGCATCCAACTTTCCCGTTTTACACGCTTAAAAATAGCAAAGGAGTCTCCGTTCATCAGAAACCCCAAAAAGGCGACGGCCTGCAGATCATAAAAGTCGTTCATCCGAAGGGCATCACAATGTTTACTTTCGGCCCACAACAAAAACTCACGTTCGACCTGCTGCTCCCACTCATCTGCCTGTTCTTCACTAAGACCAAGAAACTTCGCATCAATTCGCGGTTTCAGCTTGAGACCGGGACCGATGACGTTTGTTTTGTTCGTTCTCAAAGCAGATGTACCTAGTGGAGCGTTCATAAATAGGTCCCGCGATCGCGCCCGCAGCGTGGGAAGATTCAAGTCAATGTCGTCCTTCGGGCTGCCGGGGGTTGCAGTCCATCCACGCATGCTTTTTTTGGTGTGGGAGGCGCCGCCTTCGTCATACCCGGAGTTGACGATGTCCATCATCTTCCTTGCAGCCAATCGACGAGCTCCTGCTGCAGGTGAGAAATAAGATATTGTCCGATCTAATAGATTCATGTTTTTTCATCACCCCGTTATATGTCGCGTGGAATCACACCGATCACCCGATTTCGTGCTCTGCCGCTGGCTTTCGCCTCTTCGTTGCTGACTTCTTTCTCCAAATAACGGATCATGTCGGCAATTTCTTTGAGATTTGCCCGAGTCAGACGTCGAGAGCCGATTGAATACTCTTGGGCACCAGATAAAATAGCCGCCTCACAGTCGATATATTGCTGCAGGCGGGTGCGAAGTGTTTCAAGACGATCAGACACCGGATCAACCCTTTCTTATTCAAATTTGGATGCCTTTATTTGCAACGCCAGTACGCTTTTTAGACACAGAAGCTTGCGAATGGTTCGTCGTTTCCGCTTGCAATGGCTGTTCAAGTTGTTTCTTAATGACTTCAATCGGTGGATTGAGAATTTCATAAGCAGCTGTGGCATAGTTTCGAAGGTCAAATGGTTCGTTTCTCGCTCCAGAATACCTCTTTTCCCAATGAATCGTTGTGACACCCTTCGTGAATCGTACCTTCCGCTGCTCTGCAGTAAGCCCTTCAAAATAGGCTGTATCATAACCTTTTTCTGGGTCAGAGGGAAAATGACAGTATCCTGGTCCCATTTCAGCAACACTCAAACGTGATGCAATAGTGTCCTTCCCCACATTAACGGCCAGGTTGAACAACCAAACGCCAGAATCATTCCTTCGTTTCGGGCGCTGAATGAATGATACGCCGCTTCCGGATTGACCTTTGATTGCCCAGACCCGTTTAAACTCCCGCTGCTTGCAGTAAGCATAGACTTCCTTCGTAAAATGCCCACCAGAGTCGATGCAGGTGGTCATGATTTGAAGGGAATGTCCATCTTTGCGTTTGTACCTTTTGTCCAGAACAGCATCAAGCATTTGCCAAACGTGTTTTTGTCCAGGATCGCCCATGATGACGCCATACTGTATCCCCCAAGATTCCTGATCAATGCCCCATCCAACGACTTCGTATTCCAACCGGTTGTCTTGAACGTCAACCCCGCAAGTTAAAACCAGAACACCGTCAGGCACTTCGCATCCATACAGCTCTCGTCGTGCAAGTAGAGTGTCGCTTTCGATTCCCTCGCCCTTGTCCTCCCACGTTTCCCCTAGCGTAGTATTGACCCAAGCCTTCAACAGTTCCATATTACCGGCCTTTGCTTGCTTGTTTGCCTCATGAAATTCCTCGATGATCGTTGTCCATCGTTTCCAAGGTGAAGCCAGCTCATTCAAATGAAACCCGCGAATCTTTGAATTCTCCGCTTGAGCAACCCATTTTCCTTCCTTTTGCCGGGACTTCCATGCAAATTCATCAAACCGAAACCCGCAGTATTTACATTCCATGGTGGCATCATCAAAGTGAATTCTTCCCCACTCCAACGGCTGGTGCTCATTGCAATTCGGACAAGGTAAGCACCATTGTTCTTTCGTAGAGTTTTCGTATGCCATCTCGATACGGCTTGCGCCTTTCACCGTAGGAGTCGAAACGTAAATTTTTTTTCGATTCCAGAATGTAGTGGTTCGTTTTTCTGCCAGTGTTAACGGATCGCCCTCCGTTCCAGCAGTCACAGGATATCGATCAACCTCGTCCGCCAATAGAATGCGAATCGGCCTACTCGCAAGACTTGATGGCGAGTTTGCCCCAACCATCGTGACATGACCGCCTGGAAATGTTTTATGTAGCAGGGTGTTCCCGCTATCTTTGCTCTTTACATCGCTTACCTTTCCCCTAAGTGCCGGTGTATCACGTAGCATGGGAGCAAGTCGGTCCTTTGAAAATGCTTGTGCCATCTCTAACGTCGGCTGAACCAACATGATGGGTGCCGGATCATAGTCCATGTAATAGCCGATTGTATTTAACAGCAGCTCTGTTTTCCCTACCTGGGCGGATGATTTCACCACTACAATTTCAACGTTCGGTTCATTTACCGCATTTAGAATTTCTCGTTGGTAAGGCGCTCGATCCGTTCGCCATTGGCCAGGCTCCGCTGATGATTCAGAGGACAACTTCCTATATAGATCCGCCCATTCTGATACTTTCAATTGAGGTGGTGGAGCGACGAGTTTGGCGATCCCTCGAAAGAGCTTTAACGTCTTAGTCTCCGTCTTCATCTTCGCTCAACTCCACATAATCTTCGCTTCTTGCATAGAAGACCTGCGGGTCATATTGCGATAGCTCGGTCAGCGCTTCGATCATTTCACGGGTCAATAGGTCCCTGATCTGGGTAAGTTCTTTCATACCCTCCAATTGAGGTGCCAATTTAGTTGGAATGGCGAGTATCCTTACACGAAAGGCAGCGATCATATCATTCATGACCAGTTCCACATCTTTTGACCGGTGCAACTCACCTTTCATGACGTTCAGCTGCAATTCAGCCTTGAGTCGTTTTGCCCTTTCGAGGAGAGCATGTTCGCGGTTGTAGTCGATTTCATCGTTATCTCCGTTTTTATCCTGTAGATAACGGATAAAACCACGGACACTCTCCAAGACCTTATATTTCCCACGAGCAGATTTGACCACGATCCCCTCTTCGGCCAGCTGCTGGATCCTCCGGGGGGTAATATTGAGAAGGTCAGAGAGTTGTTTTGCTGAAAAATGCATTTCGTTTTGAGCAGTTTCTTCGTTTCTCACTTCGATTTCCCCTCCCCCTTTACCTCGAGCAGAAATTGACCAAAATGTAGTCATATCAAAGTCTCGTCCCACCTGCATATTCATGCATATTGATTCACAATCATGCATAACGAAGCGAAATGCCCGAAAAAAATTTGTGCCTAGCGAGACGTCGGGGCTCGTTCGACCCGCAGGGCAATTTCGCTTCTGGAAGTACCTTGACCCCGTAAACTGTGTCTGATTTTCACACAATTCAAGGTGCTGACAAGGGTGCGGGGACGCTCTCGCAAAAGTCCTCTAAACCTTACAGCCGCAAGCGTTTGAGACACTTCTCGTCCCACTTGACTGAACTCAGTTCAATTTCCCAAACATCAGTTCTCCATATCTTATATTTTGTTGAACTCAGCCGCTTCGTTTTCATCCAGTACTATCAAGGTTTCAACTAATTTTCAGAAAACGAGTTCCACACCGACTATTTATGGTTAACTGCTATATCTGAATTTGAGAACAGCCTTGTTAATAGTGTCTTGTGTTATGCCAATATATCGTAAAGTGATTGATGGATCGCTGTGACCGAATATCTCCATGAGAAGTGCGATGTTCTTTTCGCTGGCCATGTACAAGTGATAACCGAACGTTTTTCTTGTCGTGTGGCAGCCGATTGAGGTAAGTCCATATTTACGGCCAACCTTGTTCAACATCTTATAAACTGTGCTTCGATCCAGTTCCCTTTTTACCTTCAACTTCTGTTTACGTTGGCGGCTGGGGAATAACCAATCGCTATCATCTTTCTCCGAGATATATTCAGCAATCCCCCGCTTGAGATCTGGATGAACTGGCAACATAACCCACTTCTTATTTTTCTTCTGTCTGATTTTTAATTCTTCAGATCGGATGTCTCTCACTCGCAGCCGAAGCATGTCTGATATCCTCAAACCCGTGTAAATTCCGACAAGAAAAAGTGCATGGTACTTTGGGTTCGCTTGCTTGAGATCCTTCTGGATAGAATCAATCACCAGAAAATCACGAATCGGTTCGACGCTGTTCAATCATAATCACCACTCTCGAAAACCGACGTGCCATGATTTATTCGCCAGTGAAGAGATGCCAACTATTCTTCCATTGCCGACGTCTTTCTGCCCTACTTAATTTGGTTTTTGTGCCGGACAACTGACTGAAATATTCTCTAATTTTTTTCAACATATTAAACACTCCCTTTTCTAATTGGATTAGTTTTCATCGTGTTATTCATTCAGTGCCCTTCTACGGTTAGGCCACTCATTCAAATTTGGATTTAAAAATCCGCCCAGTTTCCTAGGCGGTATGGAAGGGGTTCTTGAAAGAAAAAGTTCCTTTCACTAATATGTGGCTTTCGCACGACAAAAAAAGCCTCATCCAATTAGGAAAAGGCTGTTCATCACACGTTCCGAAATTTTTTGCTGTGCCCGCATAATATGTGTGTCAACACTGCTTTTAGTAATTCCAAGTAAATTAGCAATGTCCGAGTGGGAAAAACACTGACCGTAGGCTAAAATATAACACTCCCGCTCCCGATCACTCAGTGAGCAGAGTGCATCCTCAATCTGCTCACGTTGCCATTCAGTGATATTCGCAGGACTACCCGCTGTGCTATTTGCGACGAACGCCTGCATCCGAATCGGGTCCATTAGTTTTTCCCGTTGATATGCAGCTCTGCGCTCAATCCCGCGTTTATTCCCTGGCCTCTTTCCGGTTTCCAGCCACTCAATTACGTATTCAGTATCACCAATCATCTCACCAATGATCTGGCGTTCACTTTTATTTTCATCACCATTGGAAGTTACTTTTTTCTTGCCTGACTTCTTAGCACGTTCTAACCGAACAACTCTAACGTCATCATCAACCTTTTTCAGCTTCAGCTGCACTTGTTCTAGCGCTTTCTTAGTGTCTTTATACTCCTGAAGCAAATCTTGCATGAGAACCCCTCCCCAGTGCGTTTATTTGCGTCTGTTCCCTTTATTTTTTAGAAATTGGCGTGGTCCAGTGTCGCCCATCATCCGGCGAAGTTCATAGATAGTCAGAACCTCGGCAGGTTTATCTGGCGGCGGCTTCCGTAGGCGTTCTTTTGCTCTTTTCAAATGTTCAGCAAAACTCACTTTCTCTTTTTGCCGTTTGAACTCAATTATGTCGCGAATCTTTGCCACTGCTTGTCCTCCTCTCAGGAAAATTAAAAAGGGGCGCCAGAACACACCACTGCTCACGTGGTATGTCTAGCGCCCTCCCGTATCTCGGTATCAGGCAATGTATTAAAATAATTCACTATCGTTGAAATCTACTTTGGTAATCTTTCCCTGACTTGATTTTACCACGGTTTCCCCATGTTTTACTAGAGGATATGCCTTGGCCTTGCCCTGTTTAGGGTCTATTAAAATCATGTAAGGCTCACATCCAACTGGTGCTGTGACAGTCATGTTATCAATATCCATTTTTAGTTCTTGTGCTCTCATTTCCGTGCCCCCAAACTATGGTATAATGTGATTGTCGAAGTCACATTCGCTCCCTTTGGAATGGGGGCTTTTTGTTTGCTTATGAAACATCGGAAGGATGATTTGCCATGATCAGTAATAAAGATGTTTATTTATCTGCGTCTCAAGTAGCACAAGCATTAGGTATTACAAAGCAAGATGTTTATCGATTGGAAGCTGCCGGAAAATTAGTTGGCTTCAGGGCTGCCCCAAATGACTCTAGGGCTGTATTTTCTATGAGAGAGGTTAACCGTCTCAAAGAACAGAAATTATTTTGAAGAAATATTGTGTTTACCAATTACTCTTGTGCTTGGATTAACCAATCGAGATACACACGGGCCTTTTTCAAATCCTCCACGCCGCCTTTGTTGTTGCACCGGCTGAGGTATTTCAGCACGTTCCCCCGGCAGTAACCGGCGAATTCTTCCGAAGACATTTTCGCTCGTATAAAATCAATCGTTTCAATCCCGCCTGATGTGTAGTGACTTGGGCTGTTTACTGGGTCGTGCACCATTGGCATCCCTGTGCTGAGTTGATCCTGGCTGACAATACTCATCTCATTTCCTCCTTATAACAAATCGATTGTTTAGTTAATCTTCTTTGCGGTAAACGTTCGCCGTGTAATAGTTCTCGATAACAATGTCAGTCAGGGACATCGGAGTAATCATTTCCGCCCGAACCCCTTTCTCGGAGAAGATGCACGTTTCCACCCGCACATTTTCAACGGTACACTCCCCATCGTCGTAATTGTTTATCACATTGGCAATAAATTCTTCCTTGCTCTTGTACTGACTCCGTAAGCTGTAGACCTTATCCCCATCCTCTGACCAAAAAAGAGATTTTTCGAATTCCATTTTGCTTTTCCTCCCCATTTATCAAATCGTGTGATGTGTAGTGTTGGTTCAATTCTTTTGATATACTGGTAATGTTTGTTTAACCTCCATTTATTAGGTGAAAGGACTGATATATGCCCAGGTAGATTCATAGATTCCAATTAGCTTAATTACTTTGGAGGGTGGTTTTATACATGAATCAAATTACAACCGAACGATTATTATTAAGACCAATGCAACTCAATGACGCCCCTTTTTTATTTGCGTTTTGGTCTGATCCTATGGTCTCAAAACATATGAACATCGAAACATTTACGGATGTTTCACAGGCTCAACAGATGATTTTATTGCTCCAGAGGCTTTGCACGGAAAATAAAGCAATCCGTTGGACAATCCTCTTGAGACACTCAAACGAGGTTATAGGTTCGTGTGGGTTTAATTATCTTGATTACGAAAATGAACGAGCTGAATTTGGCTATGACCTCGGATATCCCTATTGGGGGAACGGATATGCCCCTGAAGCCATAAAAGCAATAATTTGCTATGGCTTTGATAGCCTCCGTCTAAATAGAGTTGAAGCAAAGGTTGAACCTGAGAACCTCAATTCCATAAAGGTTTTAAAAAAATTACGATTCGTTGAAGAGGGTAAACTCAGACAATATGAAAAATCCAAAGGAGAATTTGTAGATCTGATCATGTTTTCCATGTTACGAACCGAGTGGACGGAAGAATAACTCCACTAAACAGGTAGATGCAATCTGCATTGTAAATTCGTTTATGGTTAGGGCGGCCGCGGCAATTGCTGGCCCCCTTTTTAGGTTCCGGTGCTACATAATTACCGTTTTGTTAAGCGACTGCCTCCAGCGCTGCCTTGCATATCGCTTCTTGCGCTGTTTTCCCTTCGCCGTCATAATCTTCTGTGCTGAACAAAGCTCCAAATTCTTTTGGCGGGAGCATACTTTGAAATTGACAATACCAGCCATCAGACGTGTGACCTACATACACTGAGTCAAAGTTGTCTTTCAGCTTCTCGATAATCATCCACGCATCGGCTATGTTTTGGAGTGGGTTCCAAAGAGAAGGATCAAACAAATTTCCGTTTTCGCCGTGCCAAAACTCTGTTTCCCCGTATCGTTTCCATCCCATAATTTTCGTTGCTAGGGTTAAAATGATCTGCTGTTCGTTCATCTTCTTTCCTCCCTAACTATTTCGTTAAATCGAATCGAAACTATAAATCATTAACACTGTATAATTAGGTAAAATCTGATTTTGTCTTAATGAGGTGAATGTATGTCTTTTG